TTATGGAATTTAAAAATGCAGCAGACCTCCAAGGCCAAGAAATGCCAGAGCCAAATAAGATGCTGGAGGCTGTTCAAAAGGATGGTAAAACCTTAGTAGCTGGTGAAGTTTTTAGAGACACTTGGCAATGGCTCCATGAAAGAGGTTGTTCCTCCCTCGTATCCCCTCAACTTCTAGAAAGGTATGCCATGAGTGTAGCTAGATGGATTCAATGCGAGGAAGCTATAACTGAATTTGGATTTCTAGCAAAACACCCTACAACTGGAAATGCTATTCAAAGTCCATATGTTGCTATGGGACAAAACTATATGGCCCAAACTAATAGGTTATGGCTTGAAATATTCCAGATTGTAAAGGAAAATTCTCTAGCCGAATATACTGGAGCAAATCCTCAAGATAATGTTATGGAAAGGCTTCTTACTGCTAGAAATAATAAATAAAAGGCAACTGATTTAACAGTCGCCTTAAGGATTACTTTAAGTTCACATAACCAAAATGGTATTGGCTCTTATTAATAACCTGTTGGAGATCAGCACCTGTTGAGGTCACTTCAAAAAGCCTAGCTGTAAGAGTATTTTCTTCTTGGATGTTTTTTAGCTTAATCCATATCCGAGCACTTTCACCATGCCATAAAGAAGGATATTCATTTGAAGGTAAGGTCTCAGGCTGCTTAAAGGAAATAATCTCCATAACATCAGCTTTATAAGCTATGTCGTTTTCACCACCAGCTTTTTCACCTATAGCAAATATTAGAGTTACCTTTTTCCCTGATTTTATGGCTTTATTATATTCATCAACACGCTTTTGAGACATTCCATAATATAATGCTTGAGTCGAAAACCAAGTATAACCACGAATTGCTTCGTCAGAGATATAAGCTTGCATAGTTTCATGTCCATCATATTCGTTATCATGATTGTCATATGAAAAACTTAATTTTATAAAGATAAATAGTTCTTCAGATTCAAGAGATGAGTCGCTATCTCTATCAGATAACATTTGTTTAACAGATTCAATATTTAGATACTTTCTTTTTAGTTCCATGTATAAGTCTTCATCCTTGGCAAGCATATACATTTCAAGCATATCATTTAAAGCAACTGTTTTTTGTACCTTCCTACGGGATACAAATTCATCAAACATTTGTTGAACTGTTTCGTGAGCATTAATCGTCATGTAATTTTTACGTGGCATTTTTTATTCCCCCTCTTTTAAATTGTACTACCGAGCCGTACGATAAGTATATTGTACCACCACTCCGTATGAGTGTCAATATATAAAATAAATTTTTTATTACTGGAGATGATAGCATGTTTAGTAAAAAACAGTTAACAGCTGAAAGTGTATGTATTGGTCATCCTGATAAGCTATGCGATTTAATTGCTGATAATATTTTAGATGCAGCTTTTAGAAAAGATAAATCTTCTAGGGTGGCCTGTGAAGTAATGGCAACCAAAGGAAAAATTATCGTGGCGGGCGAAATCACCTGTAGCGAAAAACTAGATATTAAATACATTGTTAGACGAACTTTAAAAGATGTAGGATATAACCCCTATAAGTTTTCAATTTATGTATTTTTAAATAATCAAAGTGCTGATATTGCTGCTGGAGTAGATAATGCCCTTGAAATAAGAAATGGCGAAAAGGATCCATATAGCTTAATTGGTGCTGGGGATCAAGGGACTATGTATGGCTATGCCACAAATGAAACGAAAGAGATGCTTCCCCTCCCTCTTGTCTTATCTCATAGAATTGTAAAAAGACTTGATAAGGCAAGAAAGGATAAATTAATAAAGGGAATCTTTCCAGATGGTAAAGCTCAGGTTACTATAGAATATGATAGGGATAAACCAGTAAGAGTAAAAACAATAATAATATCTATCCATCACCATAAAGATAAATCTTATGAGGAATTAAAAAAAGAAATTTTAAATCTTGTCCTCTACCCCGCTTTTGAAGATTTTTCTTTTGATGATGATACTGAAATATTAATAAACCCATCTGGCAGATTTGTTATTGGTGGTCCTACTGCTGATACAGGTTTAACAGGAAGAAAGCTAATGGTTGATACCTACGGTGGCCTTGCCTCCCACGGTGGTGGTGCTCTTTGTGGGAAAGATCCAACCAAAGTTGATAGAAGTGGTGCTTATATGGCTAGATATATAGCGAAACATATAATATGGAGCGATTTTGCATATAAATGTGAAGTCGCTCTTTCTTATGCCATTGGTAAAGCAAACCCAGTAGCATTTTCTATAAATACATTTGGAACTGGTATTGTTCCTGATGAAATATTAGCTCTTGCTGTAGAGGAAGTATTTAATTTAAAACCTGCAGCAATTATTGAAAACCTAAGGCTTAGGGATATACATTATTCTGATACTTCTACTTATGGGCATTTCAATAGTTGCCTATTCCCTTGGGAGAATATCGATAAATACAATGAGTTAAAAAAGGCGGTGGAAAAATATGCAGATAGAAAAAATTAGGGTTGATAAGCTTAATCCTGCTCCATATAATCCAAGGAAAGATTTAAAGCCTGGAGACCCTGAATATGAAAAATTAAAAAACTCTATTCTTACCTTTGGGTATGTTGAGCCAGTTCTGTGGAATAAAAGAACTGGAAATATCATAGGTGGTCATCAGAGATTTAAAATATTAGTGGAGCTTGGCAAAAGTGAAATTGACTGTGTAGTAGTGGATATGGATGAAGAAAATGAGAAGGCTTTAAATGTTGCCCTTAACAAAGTCAGCGGTGATTGGGACAAAGATAAATTAATTCTCTTAATTGAAGATTTACAAGGTGTCGACTTTGATGTCTCTCTTACAGGTTTTGACCCTGCAGAACTAGACGACCTATTTAAAGATTCTTTAAAGGATGGTATTAAAGAAGATAATTTTGATGTTGAAGAAGAATTAAAGAAACCTACTTTGTCGAAACTTGGAGATTTGTGGCTGTTAGGTAGGCATAGGCTTTTATGTGGTGATTCAACCAGGAAAGAAAGCTATGAAATACTAATGGATGGAAAGCTTGCTAACTTAACAGTAACAGATCCACCCTATAATGTTAACTATGAAGGAAGTGCTGGAAAGATTAAAAATGATAATATGGGAAACCAAGCCTTCTACGACTTCCTCCTCTCTTCTTTTCAAGGAATGGAGTCTGTTATGGCCAAGGATGCTTCTATCTATGTCTTCCATGCAGATACTGAAGGCTTAAATTTTAGAAAGGCATTCTCTAATGCTGGTTTTTACCTTTCTGGAACTTGTATATGGAAAAAGCAATCATTAGTTTTAGGACGTTCTCCTTACCAATGGCAACATGAGCCTATTCTCTTTGGTTGGAAAAAGAAAGGCAAACATTTGTGGTATTCCGATAGAAAGCAAACTACTATCTGGGAATTTGAAAAACCAAAAAGAAACAAGGATCATCCAACTATGAAACCAGTGTCCCTTGTGGCCTATCCTATTTTAAATTCTAGTTTAACTAATTGTATTGTCCTTGACCCCTTTGGTGGTTCTGGATCTACACTTATTGCCTGTGAGCAAACAGATAGGATTTGCCATACAATAGAGCTTGATGAAAAATATACAGATGTAATTGTCAAAAGATATATTGAGCAGGTTGGTACAAGTGATGATGTTTACTTGATTAGAGATGGAGAAAAAGTTAAATATGCTGATATTTCAATAGAATAACTATTTTATGAGGCCACTGTTTTCCCTGTGTCCTCTTTAAATAAGTTCTTTGAACAATACCTCCACCAATATTTAAATATAACTTGCTATTTACACCCCTCTGAGTGATATATAGTACAACTACATTATTTGGAGGGATTAGAATGGATAGAAAAAAATTAGTTGAAATTCTGGCTGAACATCTAGGGGTAAAACCAAAATACCTAGGCGTACCAAGCTTTAATTACAGGGTTGGAGAGTTTATAGTAGACAGAGAAGGAAAAATCCTAAATAAGGCAGGTGATGAATTGAAACTTGAGGAAATATTGAATTCAGCCCAAGAAGAAATTACTACTGTTGAAGTAGCCATTCCTTTGGAAGGTCATAATGAGAATACCTTAAAAACTTTAATTAACATGATTCATAGCAAACAGACTCTTATTAAACAATCATTTCAGCTGGATAAAAACTTAGTAGAAAAAGAAACAGTTGAAAAATTAAATGCAGCTGAAAACATAGAGAAATTTAAAGATAATCTTATAAGTCAAAATATTAAAATAGATGCTGAAAATATTATTTTTATAATAAATACAGATTTAGTTAGAGCTGCCACCCTATTCTTTGGCCTACTAAATGAAAAATCAAAGGAATTAAAGTATGCATCATCAAAACCAACTGAAACAGATAATGAAAAATATGCTTTTAGAACCTGGCTTATGAGACTTGGAATGATTGGTGATGAGTATAAGGAAGCTAGAAAAGAACTATTAGAAAACCTTAGTGGAAACTCTGCTTTTAGAAATATAGGTGAAAGCCATGAATAAGCCTAAATGCAAATTAATAGGTGAAGATGGAAATATTTTCAATCTTATGGCTATAGCTTCAAGAACCCTAAAGAAGGCTGAACTTAATAAAGAAGCAGAAGAAATGATAGAAAGAATAAGAAATTCCAAATCATATATTCAAGCCCTAGCTATTATATCTGAATATGTTGAAATAGTTTAAAATACTGTGTTTATTTTAAAAATACTGCTTGCTATTAATCCCTTTCTGAGTGATATATGTATGTAACAAAAATACACAGAAAGGTGATGAAAGCAATGCTTACAAAGAACTTTGGAATTGAAATTGAACTTACAGGAATAACAAGAAAGAAAACTGCCGAGGTTATTAAAGAGCATTTAAATGGAAAGCTAGAATACCTAAGCGGACAAAACTACCAAGTAAAAGCACCAGACGGAAGAATTTGGACAGTAGTATATGATGGCAGCCTAAGATGTCAAAGAAAAGTAAATGGCAGAAAGACTTCAGCGGGAAAAGAATACAGCGTAGAAATAGTTAGTCCAATCCTAAGCTACGAAAAAGACATCGACTGCCTACAAGAACTGGTAAGAAAGGTAAGGAAAGCCGGAGGATTTATAAATAACTCGGCAGGAATACACATTCACCTAAACGGCTCTGACCATACACCAAGAAGCCTTAGAAATTTTATAAACATCATATACTCAAGAAACGATCTGCTTTACAACAGCCTTCAGATAGAGGCAAATAGGATAAGATATTGTAAAGCTTTAGATAAAAACCTAGTGGAAAGAATGAAAAAGAAAAAACCAACTACCTTTGAAGAAATTGAAGATATCTGGTACCAAGGCTACTATCAAGGAAGAAACAGACATTACCATGACAGCCGCTACCACTTCCTAAACCTACACAGCTTTTTCAACGGAGTTGGAACAGTAGAACTTAGAGGCTTTAATGGAACACTTCACGCAGGGAAAATAAGAACCTACATCCTTTTGAGCCTGGCTATGAACAACCAAGCCCTGACCCAAAAGAGTGCCAGCACTAAAAAGCCACAAATTGAAAACCCAAAGTTTGCAATGAGAACCTGGCTTAACAGAATAGGCTTTATTGGAGAGGACTTTAAAAACCCTAGGGAACATCTAGTAAAGCACCTAGAAGGAAGTGCGGCTTGGAGATTTCAAGAACTAGCTTAGGGTCACAGAGGGGGCAACCCCTCTTAAGCTGGTAGAAGGGTATAAATGTACCAACTTGAAATAAAAAGCCAACACAGGCAAAACTGTGGCCAATGAAAGGATGATAAAGAATGGGTAAAAGCTTATATGCAGCTTATGGTTCAAATCTTAATATAGGACAAATGAAATACAGGTGCCCCACTGCCAATGTCTATGGAAAGGGAAAACTTAAAGATTACCAATTATTATTTAGGGGTGCAGAAAACAATGCTTATCTAACTATAGAAGCTAAAACTGCTTCTGAAGTACCAGTAGTAATTTGGAGCATTCAAGCTAAAGATGAAAGAAATCTAGACAGGTATGAAGGTTACCCAAGCTTCTACTATAAAGAAGATATAGAGGTTGAACTGGATACAGGTGAAACAATAACAGCCATGGTTTATATTATGACAGATAAAATTAAAGATAGAATCAACTTAAATTTACCAAGTAATTCCTATCTAGCAGCTGTTAAGGAAGGTTATAAAGAATTTGCTTTTAATTTAAAATATATTGAAGAAGCACTTAAAATAAGCAAAAACTAAGGCCACTGCTTGCCCTGTAAGGCCTTTAAATAAAGGTCTTGGTACAATTACCCTACAAAAAATATCAAAGGAAGTGGGAAAGTTGGATAAGTTCTTTAGTCAGAAATATTGTGATAGGTGTGGGAAGGATTTAAAAAGCGGAAGGATAATGTCTATGTTTAATGAGGACTGCATCTGCATGGAATGCAAGGAAGAAGAAAGCAAGGATAAAAACTATAAAAAAGCAAGAGATAGAGAAATTGAAGAAGTTAGAAAAGGAAATTATAACTTTAAGGGAATAGGAAAATAAATGTATAGATTTTAAAATAACACTTGCTATTTATTCCTTTCTGAGTGATATATGTATGTAATAAAAAACACACTTTGAAAGGGGAAAGAACAATGATAAAAGGCGATATTTTTAAAATAAGAGATAAAGAGAGATTTTTTATGTTTGTTGGATACTTTGGAGCGGACTTAGTACTTGCACCTATGAATGAAGATGAAGATCAAGTTTTAATTTATTCCCGAAGTGAGATGAATGACTTTATTAGCACAAAATACTTTATCAAGCTTCACCCTGCAAATAAAAAATAAAACACCTTAAAAGTAAAGGGCCTAGTGGCTCTTTTCTTTTGTCAAAATTAAAAGGAGGTGGCAGAAATCAGAAAATTAAAAGACTATAAACCTACTAAATTTATGGCTAAAGACTCTATTTATGATGAAGCTGCCGCTAATTATGCTGTTTCATTTATACAAGCCCTAACCCACACTAAAGGAAGATGGGCAGGAAAACATTTTGAACTTATAGATTGGCAAGAACAAATTATAAGAGATATCTTTGGAACAATTAAGCCTAATGGATACAGACAATTTAATACAGCCTATGTTGAAATCCCAAAGAAAATGGGAAAATCTGAACTAGCAGCAGCTATTGCCCTTCTATTAACCTGCGGTGATGGTGAAGAAAGAGCCGAAGTTTATGGATGTGCTGCTGATAGAAATCAAGCATCAATTGTTTTTAATGTGGCAGCCGATATGGTAAGAATGTGTCCACCCTTAGCCAAAAGAGTAAAGATTTTAGATTCCATGAAAAGATTAATCTATCAGCCCACAGGTAGTGTATATCAGGTTCTTTCTGCTGATGTTAAAAATAAGCATGGCTTTAATACCCACGGAGTTGTCTTTGATGAACTTCATACCCAGCCTAATAGAAAACTTTATGATGTTATGACTAAGGGATCTGGTGATGCCAGAACTCAACCCCTTTATTTTTTAATTACTACTGCTGGTGATAATCAAAACTCTATCTGCTGGGAGGTACACCAAAAAGCAGTAGATTTACTTGAAGGTAGAAAAACAGACCCTACCTTCTACCCTGTTATTTACGGAGCTGATATGGATGATGATTGGACTGACCCTAAGATTTGGAAAAAGGCTAATCCCTCCCTAGGAATTACAGTTACTATGGATAAGGTTAAGGCAGCTTTTGAATCTGCAAGGCAAAACCCTGCAGAAGAAAACAGCTTTAGACAACTAAGATTAAATCAATGGGTAAAACAAGCTGTCCGTTGGATGCCTATGGATAAATGGGATGCCTGTGCTTTTAA